GGCAACGCGGCTGATCAATTGTTGAGACATTTCTGCTGGTCGGCCCAGCTTGGCGAGTCCAATCATTTGTGCCTTGACGGCGACATTGAGGTCTCTGCGTCGTTCTAGTTCCTTTTCCGACTCTTTTCCGGTCACGCCGAACAAGTCAGTGTGTCCAAGAGAGTCGACGAAACTATCGAAACGCTGCTCCTCTGCGACGGCACCCGCTTCCGCAAAGTGCGACTCCAACGCTTCCAAGCGAGACTCGTAGTGATCACGCATTTTGGTGAACTCATTGATGATCTCCTCGTCATACACGTCTTTGTCCAAAGAAACCTGATACCGTCCGTCCTTTGGAGCTTCCTCCTTCGGCGCGGTAACTGGCTCCTCCTTTTTGACAAACTGCCCCTTTTCATTTCTGACCGGGGTTTCCTCACCTTCCGCCATTGCCTTGCGGCCTGCTTCAAGTGCGGTCTTGTCAAACAGGCGTAATGCCCTATCCAACTCCTCGCGACTGGCAAAATCGGCTAGTTCCGATTCTTCAATGCCGTACGCGGCTGCCTCGGCTTTTACGTCATCAGTCATCCATTCAGGACGCTCTGTGTCGTCGCCGGTGTCCTCGCCCTCTGGGGCGGTCTGCTCGCTGGAATTTTCCTCAGCAAGTGTTTTATCTCCAGGCTGTGGTGTGCCTGACTGTTCGTTCGTGATTTGTGCATCGGACTTACCTTCGCCCTGGCGTTCCTGGACGATCTCTTGCACTACGCTCTCTGCATATTGCTTGATTTCGTCGGCGCTCGTGTCTGGCGTTGCCTCTGTAAGTTCTGATAGTGCCATGGTATTGTTCTCGTTAAATTGCGTTATGTGGTAATTCGAAACGATCAGTCGCCGTACGAGGCTTCGTTGTCTACTAATCCCCGTCGCGCTAGGAATTCTTTGCGGGCTCTGCGGCTGGTGAAGCGAATCTGACCGTTATCATGGACGGCTGCACCCTGAATATTGTGCTGGCGAATCATGTCGCGAGTCTCATTCACTTGAGACTTCATGACACCGCAGCCCTCGGAAATCAGTGGATCATGCTCACTGTATGTGTCCGTGACCATTGGCGGCGCTGCAAGCCAGTCCTCCTTTGGCGGAAGTAGCTTATCCAACTCCTCCTTGGTTACTGGTCTTCCGTTGTACCTGCGAACAATTCCACTCACGTTTCCATACCCCCTGGTGTAATACTCGCCTCGAGACACATAGCTACATCGGGCATTCTCTCGGCTTTTGACATTGCCTCTCTCAGCGTAGGCGCATCGACCTGCCGCCACTCGTGCCGGAATTCGGCTTTCGGGTCGTCGTTTTTCAGTCTGACATTCACGTAACACTTCATGCTGGTGTCCTTTCCATCATTGCTTGCTGCTGTCCATTCGTGCTCGAAGCGCCTGACATTAGGTCACGGACGAGCGCGTTGTTTCGTGCTTCTGCTGTGCCGCCCGTTCCAACATTTTTTCTAATGTTTGTCCTGGTGGTGTTAGCAGCCTGGCGTACCGTGTTCTGGTCGCCGCCGAGCATGTCCGCCGGCGTAGCGAAGGTAATCAATTGCTCTATTTCAGGCTTGTTCATTAACCTCGCCATTTCCTTGACTAGCACCTGCACGTTCAGCGTTGCTCCTGACGACTGGAACATAGGCCAGAGCGGGGCAATCTCGCGTAGCACCTGGAAATACTCCTGAAGGTGCTGCTGGGGAGTCTTGAAAACCATCGAGTATGGTTCGACTTTGAACTCGTAATCATCGAACTGTCCCTGGCGATAATCAGGCTCCCAATCCGAGCGGACCTGAATCCCACTGTTCCCCACTGGCATCGAAGTGCGTAGTTCAAGTGTTTGATCCTCCCACATCAATCTGCCAAGATCCAAAATGCAGTCCGCTGCGAAGTTCACTACTGCCATGCGCATGTCAGCCACGTTCTTCGAGAGCGAGCCGTGAATGAGTTCTTCCTGTCCAACAGTGGCGGCTTGCGCCCCGAGACCACCCATCGCCTGGAGGTTGCCAGCAAATCGGTCGTACTCACCCTGAAGGAATGTGGCTAATGCCATATCTCTTTGGTCAACACCACCCATCTCGAACTGTTTGATTTGCTCTGGGCTTGCGCCTCGCTGCCAACTGTTTCTTTCCGCTGTCCTCAAGCGGTTCGCGTCATCAGCCATGCTTGGCGGATAGACGTTGACGACTCGATGAGCATCGGAGTCGTCCTCCATGCGACGGTGCAGCCTGTTCTGAAGATCGTGCATGCCCTTCAGGTTGATTGCGGGTGATGTTGGTATGACATTGTCGGGAGTGTCGCCCAGGGAAAGGAACTTATACGGTCCTGCTTGTGAACCGATCCACTCGCGCTCAATCAAAGGTTCTATGTCTGGCTGATCGCATGCCATGGTGACAATGGAATTGTTTTCAGCAATCCACACATCCATCAGCCACACCATGTCTTTCAGATCGTCATCCTCAGCACTTCCCCAGTCCGAAGCAATGTCTCGAGCTGAACCGGTCTGGTCGTGGTGTGATCGCGTTGTCGGCTTGAGCTTGTCTTTTGCTTTCTTCGAGTAGCCCGGCTCATCCATGACCTTCTCGTAGTCAGCGCGGTAGCGATGTCCGCAATACCGCATCTTGGTCAGCTCTTTGGCCGGCATGTCAAGAATGAGATCGTCGAGTGACACGCGATTTAACCATGGCTCTCCAGGATCCAGCCACACGTCCTCCTCAGACTCCAGTAATCCATGAAAGCGAGTGTCGGTGTCGCGCATCATCACTACGCCACACCCGAGGCAGAAAAACGCATCCAAGACTATTGCTCGAAACGTCTTGTCGAGAGTCATGTCGCTAATGAGCTTGTTCAGGTTTACTTCGAACCTGCGTGCGAAAGCGATATTTTCGGTGCGCGGAGTCGAGACTAGAACTTGAGGATTGTTGGCGGCGAGTGCAACGACATAGATACGCGCCGTCTGGTTGATGAGATTGACGAGCGTTTTGTTTTCCGCACCCGTCTCGGCGTACCATGATCCAACGTAATCTTTAATCAACTCTTTCCTAACACGACGAAACGGCTCTAACGCATCGCGCGATGAGCGGATGGCTTTCAGTAGCCGACCACGTTTTTCATCGTTTTGGAGGTCGATCATATCGCAGCCTAAAAAGAAACGAGGGGTCGAACCGCTTTTCAGCGCCGCGACCCCTCTAAGGCTGCGAATGTTAGAGGCATCCTAAGCGGTAGCTACTCCGCCTCATGCCCTGTTGTTGTCGGACGCCTTACGCGCCGACCCCTAATTTCTTGACAGTTTTTGTTCCTGTGTTTGTTTCTGGTTCTTGCATGAAAGAGTTTTCAGGCACGAAAGCGAGGCGAGCTTGCGCGAGATTGCAGGCAGCCTGCGATATTTTCATCGCATCGTCGCCGGTACTATTCGTGCGAATAAGGTTCAGAACGACCTTCATCTTCTCTTCAAACAGCTCTTTCATGTCTCTCTCCCTCCAGGTTCTAACTCTGGAAAAGAATTCAATAATGCCTGATCACATCACGGATTCCGTAGCGAGGACTGCTAGATTTCACCTGTCGGCGTTCTTGCTCTTCTCGCCACGCGAAACTCCCATACTCTGGAGTTTGACTTGTTTCTTCGCTCGTGTCAATCTTATCAGGCACTACGTCGGTGTTAAATACCAGCCAAGCTCCAGCTGCTGAGATGGCTCTGTCCGCGTGGTTTTTTTCGGTGGCACCCTTGTTTTTCGTTGGTGCATGGATGATTTTTCCACCATCCCACTCATATTCGCTACACTCTACGATCATGTCTTCGGACCTGGGAACGCATTTTCCCTGTTCCATAGCCAGCGCGAATTGCTCGAACATATCAGCCTTATCTGCGTCTTGGCATGGCCAACCTGGCTTCCTGCTTTTCTTCTGCGATCCAAGCTGGGTGACATTACGGAAAAATACGTTGCCGTAGTAAAGCACCTCCATGACTTCTTTGGCGAAACCACCAGAGACGCCAGAATCCTCCCAGCCAAGCCGCGCATTCCTCAGCCACATGCACAATCCAACCACACGTCTGGCAAACGGTCTGGGTTCGAGTCCTTTGATGGTGTACTCCAGCATTTCCTCACCGGTGCGATCGTCCAGAGCAGTCGCCACAGAGTTGGACGCATGCGCACTTGTGCCCCCTGACGCTATGTCACAGCCTATAGTAAACGGTCCAAGTGGTGGCGAGTCGTCGACGCCTGGACGAAACCATAGCTTCAACAAGCCATCTTCTCTGGGAATCAGCCCAGTGAGCTTGCAAGTCTCTGAGTCGAACACTGGATTGCCAACCCAGACAGGGCTGCGGCAGTGCGTCCTCTTCATTTTGTCCAGTAATTCTGGATTGAAGACTTTGCCAACTGCTCCACGGCAGTCACCATCGAGTTCTCTCGCGACGAATCTCGGTGTTGCGCCTGGAAGAAGACGGTGGGCGTTATACCACGGCGACTGAATGTGATCCTCTATTTTGTGTCCGCGGCGCTCGATGGTCCTGATTTCACGCTGGTGTGTCGCAATGTAATCGTTTACCGCACTCTGCTCCTCTGGGCGAAGTGCCACAGCAACACCCTTAACCACCTTATAGATGTTCTTCGAGTGGTCAGGGTTGTCCTTCCAACTCAGATCGTAGACACGTGGATTGTCCGGATCGGTAGCTGCTTCATAGAACACACCAGCATCGACAC